TATCAGACAGAAAATAATTAAGTTTAGGTTTAATTGCTATATATACTTTTCCATAAACAGATGGAATCTCATCTTCTCCAGACCATACTGAAATTGAATCTATGCTAGGATAATTTTTCTTGATATATGACTCATAATCTTTTACTGTAACTAATCTATTCTGTGTAGAGAATTGTGAGGTTGCTCCAAATTTGATTTCATCAACAGTTTCACGATTTGAACCACCAGATGCAGTAGAGATCACATCAATTGTGATTGCACTAAACCCTCCGATAGTAGCATTTGCAACAAATAAATCTGCTTTTTCTGAATTAACACCATTAGTTACCAGATAACTTACTGAAATTACAGAACCATCAATAAGTGCTTTTCCGATAACATCATCTCCAAAATATATCTGATAGACACCATTTCTACCTTCTTGAATGAAATATGCAGTTGATGTTGCAGTTATATCCAGAACTTCTGTGGCTTGTGTATATACATCAAATGCTGTATTTGATGGATTAGGAGTAACTGTAACTTGCAACGTACTCATATCAATGTTACTATCAGGTAATGTGAATACTGATTTTGGATTTGAAGCTGCATCATAGTTAAAGTTGTAACTTACCAGAGAACCTTCATATATTGAAACATTTTCAAAGTAATAATTTGTATTTGATTTGCTTACTGTTGTATCATCTAAAACTATGAAGTTGTATGATACGCTATCCATCAATCTTGAACTGAATGAATATCCTCTTGGTATTGTAACATAACCAGGCGTTGTATTTCCTGTACCACTATTCACTGTTACATTAATTAATGCTCTTGGTGCAGTAACAGAATGTGGAGTATAGCTTAAAGTTTTTGCATGTGAAACAACTGAATCTCTTAGAATTGCAGTATCAAGAAAAGATTCATTTGCTACCATGTTTAGGTAGTATGCATTATAGTGAGTGTTATATGCAAGAATGTCCAATAGAACAGAAAGTCCAGAACCTTCAAAATCATAGTCTTGAAATTGTGTCTGTTGTTTTAGATAGCTTTTTAAGTTTGTCTTGATCTGATCAAAATCAAGGTCTGTAATTTGAAGTCTAGCGTTGGACATTTTTTTATCTTATCCGTTCAAGGAAGAAATTAATCGTAATTGGTGTTGTTCTATTAATAACGAAAAAATTTAGAGTGACCTTGAAACCGTTATTAGCATCATCAGCAACAACAAATATTTTAGAAACACTGGCTCTAGGTTCAAAATTGGCAATAGTTTGTTTTATCTCATTTTCTATGGTTATTGCAGTAATGTTATCCATGTTCTCAAATAGCATTCTGCGAACATTACTTCCGATCTGTGGCTGAAAAGGCCTTTCATAGTGATTTGTCAGGATCAAATTCTTGATAGAATTGATTACTGCCATCTCTGAAGTCAGGATGTTTATATCTTTTTTGACTGGATGAATAACAAAATTCAGATCCAGATCACTATATCTTGGTATTATTTGTGTGGTAACTGTTGCCATGGCTTATTTATGCGTTAATTCTTGATAATAGTTTAGTTGTGCCTGTATAATCATTAACTAATATTCTTTCAGATTCACCCATATTTGATAGCGGTCTAACTGTATTGTAATTTTTTACTAAAGTGACCAAGTTTGTATAGAAGGTTTCATCATGGTTTCTGCGGGTATCCATAAAACCGGATGTTGCTATAATACCAGCATAGATAGTATTTGCTTGAGCAGATGTCAAATTTGATACTGATATTGTAAGACTGCTATTGATTGTATTTGCATATGGTTCAATTAAAGTCAAATAGGTATTAAGTTCAGGTTCTGTAAATAAACTAGTCTGACTTCCATTCATTATGGACGTATTACTTATTCCATCGGTTTGATAGATGATATATGTTGCAGATTTAGCATATGCCATAACAGTATCTTTGAATGGTTTTGTTGATGCTATTGTAGCACCAGCTTCTGTTATATAATCAGAATATGCAGTAACTCCTGAAACTCTATTTGTGTGATCATAAAAATTTGAAGCTGTTGTAATTAAAGTATTTGATACATTGGCAACATTTGCCATAATCGAACTAACACCAGGATTTGTGTATGTGATTGTTGAATTTGCAATATTTGCCGTAACAATATTATAAATTGCATTTGCGGTAGTTTTAATACTAGTTGATACTGTTCCAACAGGATTTTGAAAATAACCACTAACATCATTATTTGCAATATCTGCACTTTGCCATTCTACAATTAATGGCGGAATACTATCTAAATGTGCTATCGTATTAGCTGAAAAGTCTGTAATAGCACCATTTGGATCATCATAGTTATAGCTTAAAGTTTGAAATAATGGAGTCATGATATATTCTCTATACTAAAAATGTCATTGGAGTTGGTCCAGAAGGACCTTTTGGTGTCGGATGTATATGAAAATTGTGCATAAGAGTATTGACAACATCAAACATCAATACAGAAGCTGATATTCCAAAGTTTCCTAATGGAGCATTTACCGCAGTTAAAGTTGTAATTGGTCCTATAGTTGTAATAGAACCAGGAACTGCAATTGCAGGCACTGGAACACCTAAACTTAATCCACCTAATGTAGAAGTAAAACCATAAGGGCCTGCGGATACTCCCATTCCTGCATCAATTCTTGATTCTGCTGTAAGTGAATCACATAAAACAGATCCATCAACATAAACATCAGAACCTATATTTACACTTTCAGATGCAGACAATATCAATGCACCACCATACTGTTCATTTGCAGCAATACTAACATCTGCATCTCCTGAAATTTTAATATCGTCAACACCACGAATATTCATTCTTCCTTTGACTGCAAGATTATAATCACCATTAATTTGTTGGTTGAAATTGCCGCCAACTTGCATATTACAATCACCAGTTACAACAATATTACAAACACCCTTGACATATATATTTTTCTTACCAATAGTAATATCAAATCCTTCACCAAAAACTTTTATGACTTGATCACCATTTGGATGCATTTCAATAAAATTTTTAGATTTGCCATGTTGAATTCTTACTCTTTCTCTACCAGGTGTATCATCTAATTGAATAGAATGTGCTGCTTCACTATACCATGATTGATTAAATGGATATAGAGGTGGATTATCTATAGAAGCAGGAGAAGGTGGTTCGGTAAATAAATTTTCCGAAGGATTTGCTGCTAATGCATCAGCAAGTGTACTATAAGATGTATCAAAATCACTGGGTGTTGGCATAATATTCTTTATGGTGTGCTTGTTGGTTGATTTAGTGCAGCAGACGCAGTTGGTAATGAACTTATATAATTAGTGATAAGAGCATTAGCATTTTGTGCTTCTGCTGCACTCACAGGAGTAACTAATCCAACAGTTGCAGATACAGCAATTCCTGTCGCTAATCCTGCTGCAATAGTAGATGCTTTTAATGCATCCTTAGCAGCACTAGCAGTATCTTTTAGTTGTTTGACAAGAGCATCAAAATCACCTGAATTTGAAGATGTTGCTTCTAATCCTTTTCCTGCATCTTTCCATGCATCGGTAAACAGCTTACCAACTGCTTTCAAAAGTTTCTTCAAACAATCTTGTAATAGTTTAAGTAATGCCGCAGGTAAAGATAAAATCCATTGAATCATTTGTCTAATCTTTACAAGCACGGCAATAACAAATTTTTCAAACCTAATAATCGGATCAATAATTTCTCTCTGGATACGTCTAATTTCTTGAGCAATTTTGCTTAACAAATTAATTATTGTTGAAAAAGATCCACTGGGATCACCAAGTCCTAAAAGTTTCTTTATTGCTCTTATGCCTTCTCTAATAGGTTTTGCTAAAGCCTTCAGATAATCTTTTAGTAAAATACTTTGATGCAATTCATTGACAAAATCACAAGAATGGACCAACATATTATTTGTTTGATTGATAGAAGTTCCACTTAATATACCCATACACATAGGAGAAGGCCAGGATGGCATTCCTACTTTAGGAACATCATTTGGATTTGCTGCTTTAGCAGAAGCAGTTGTTACTGCAACATTAGGTGTTGGTTCACTCATTTGGTCTTCTCTTGATCATACAATCTTAAAATGCTTTCTATAGTTTCTTTATAGTATGCTTCATAGTCAGCATGTTGTTTGTGTAATACAATATCTGTATGTGCATGTAAATTAATGTCTTCTAACTCTTTTAAAAATTCTTCGGAGTTCAGTAATCCACCTAGAAATTTTTTATGGCTGATTGTAGCTTCAGCAGTTAATTTGTGTAAATCATGTAATTTATGGCTCATTTTTTCATTCCTGGTAAAATTCCAAGCATTACAGGTTGTTGTGCATTAAC